CTGTACACGATTATGGATACGGAGGTTAGGATCTTACATTACGCCAAACCTCATAAGCACGACATGTGGGCTTGCCCAGAGTGTGCTGAACAAAAAGAACGTGAAAAACTCGATGAAAAAATACAAAATAAAAGTGGACATAACCACGGCGTTACCGGAGTTGAAAAAACTGGGAATAACTGAAGCCAAAAAGATTTTTTGGGTTTATGTTGAAGCTGTTGACCCAGACGATGCGTGCGCCGAGGCTTATAGTAGGGTTTATAAAATTATAACCACTAAGAATAAATCCAAAAAGTTTAAAACCGCTGCGGATATTGTCAAACACAAATTGAGAATTCTAAAAATAGAGATAGACAAATGAAACGAGACTTTGACGATCCTCTTTACAAGGATTGGAGACACAAGGTTGTCTCCAGAGACAAGTATAAATGTCAAATGCCGGGATGCCACAGGAGTGGCAAGAGGATTCAAGCACATCATATAAAACGGTGGGCAGATTACCCCACGTTAAGATACGAGGAAGCAAACGGTATAACCTTGTGTTACTTTTGTCATTCTTTAGTTAGTAAAAACGAGGTTTACTACGAACCACTATTTACACAGATGATAAATAATATATATGGTAATAATTCAGGATACTAGAGAAAAGCATCCGTTTAATTTTGTATTTTATGGTTACGAAACCTCTGTGGCAACTCTCAAGACTGGTGACTACACCGTTGAGGGCTACGAGGATATTGTGTGTATAGAGAGAAAGAAGACTCCATCAGAGCTTGCCAATAACCTTGGTAGACACAAGCAACGCTTTGACAACGAGATGGAGCGCATGTCTGAGTTTGACTGCAAGTATATTGTATGCGAGTTCCCAGAAGAAGCCCTTCTTCAATTCCCTAAGAACTCTGGCATGCCAAAAAGGGTTATGAAATACGTTCGCATGAACGGTAAATATATGCGGAAGTGTCTATATTCGTATGAAGAAGAATATGGTATTAAAACTATTTTTTGTCAGGATAGAGCGGAGGCAGAGGATAAGATCATATCTATATTCTTAGAAGTGGTGTCTGAAGATGAATAAAGATTCTTTAATAGAGGATGCTTGGCTTAATCTAGATGTAGATATAGATGATGGAGCATTATTCAACCCCTTGGGCTTTTTAGCCTCCGAGGAGCCTGAAGATTTTTATATTAGGCTGGCTTGGCTTCTTAGAAACCCTGAATATTTTTCTTTTTTGTGTAAGCAGATTTTTAATATAGATATACTGCCAACACAGGGTTTGATTCTTCAAGAAATGTGGACTCGAAAATTTCCGATGCTTATCGCTTCTCGTGGTTTCGGAAAAAGTTTCATGCTCTCTCTTTACGCCATGATGAGAGCGCTGCTTCTTCCTCCGAGAAAGATTGTGGTTGTGGGTGCTGCTTTCAGACAGTCAAAAGTTCTATTTGAGTATATGGAAACTATTTACAAAAATGCCCCACTGTTAAGAGATATAGTTAATTGCTCGCCTCGTAGAGATGTGGACCGTTGCCAGATGACGATAGGTGACAGCACGATAGTGTGTCTGCCTCTGGGCGATGGTAGCAAGATCCGTGGTCAGCGCGCTAACGATATTATTGCTGATGAATTTGCCTCTATTCCCAGAGAGATCTTTGAAAATGTTGTTGCGGGTTTTGCAGCAGTTACCGCATCTCCGATTGAAAACGTAAAACGCCTAGCTTCTCAAAAAAGAGCTATGGAGTTAGGGGAGTATGAGGAAGAGAAACAGGCTGACATTTCTGTTAACTCAAACCAGATTATATTATCTGGAACTGCTTATTATGAATTTAATCACTTTGCTGAGTACTGGAAGAAGTGGAAATCAATAATACAGAGCCGGGGCAAGAAGAAGCGACTGGAAGAGATTTTTGGCGGTGAAATCCCAGACGGTTTTGATTGGACACAGTACAGCATAATCAGAATTCCGTTTGAGCTTGTCCCGAAAGGGTTCATGGATGACGCTCAGGTTGCCAGATCTAAAGCTACCGTTCATGCTGGAATATATGAGATGGAGTTTGGTGCTTGTTTTAGTAGTGATAGTCAGGGTTTCTTTAAGAGATCTTTGATTGAGTCTTGTGTGGCTAGCAACGAAAACACCATATCTCTACCAAGCGGAGAAGTGTCCTTTCAGGCCATGTTAAGGGGCAACCCAAGCCAAACTTATATTTACGGGGTTGATCCGGCATCCGAGGTTGATAACTTTAGCATAGTTGTGATAGAGGCTCATTCAGATCACAGGCGGATTGTTCATTGCTGGACAACCAACAGAGAGCGACACAAAGAACAAGTTAAGATGGGTATCGCAACAGAGATGGATTTTTATTCCTACTGTGCTAGAAAAATTAGAGACCTAATGAAGACATTTCCATGCGAGCGTGTAGCCATGGATGCCCAAGGAGGTGGCATAGCTGTAATGGAGGCTTTGCATGATCCAGACAAGTTTCAGGATGGTGAATTGCCAATCTGGGAAATTATAGACGAGAAGAAAGAGAAGGACACAGATGGTAATCCGGGGCTTCACATACTAGAGATGTGCCAGTTTGCAAAAGCCGATTGGCTTGGAGAAGCCAACCACGGTATGAGAAAGGATTTTGAAGATAAGGTTCTTTTATTCCCATACTTTGATGCAATAACTCTAGGCTTAGCTGAAGCTCAAGATAAAATGAAAGACCGTGGCTATGACTCGCTAGAAGACGCAGTCATGGAGATAGAGGAACTAAAGGATGAGTTGTCTATGATTATTATATCTCAAACCGCCGCAGGTAGAGACAAGTGGGACACTCCAGAAGTCAAACTTCCCGGTGGTAGAAAAAATAGACTCAGAAAAGACCGTTACAGTGCTTTATTGATGGCAAATATGGCTGCAAGAACTATACACAGGACGCCAGTCCAAGCTCCTTATCAAAGTGTTGGAGACTTTGCTGGTGCGTCTAAAAAGTTAAAAGGTCCAGATTTTATTGGGCCAGCTTGGTTTACAGAAGGCATGAAAGATGTTTACTAAGGATTTGGTGTATAATACAATAGTTTTGTAATCAAAATACAATGCAATTAGAGGCCCACCATGGCAAGCTCCATACCAGACCACCAGCCAGATCCCGCTTTTGTAACTTGGGGAACCGACAAAGAAAAGTCGGAAGCATTTTTATCCATTGCGGATAACGTAGAGGCATATGATGGTTTTCATAGCTCAAAAGCTTCTCACAGGTCTTTCCTAGATGTAGAGACCGACATCTCTGTAAGAACAGGGTATCAAAGACAAGACTATAACAGGTTTCGTTCCAGAGAGTCTGTTCCACGCAAGCAAAAGCGCGTTATTAGGATGTGTATGGATGCTTATGACAAGATCGGCATCATCAGAAACGTTATAGATCTTATGGGTGATTTTGCTACACAGGGCATCACCCTCGTGCATCCCAACAAGAGGATTGAAAGATTCTACAGAAGGTGGTTTGAGAAAGTTAGTGGTGGTGAGAGATCAGAGAGGTTTCTAAATATTCTATATAGATGTGGAAATGTTGTTGTTAGACGAAGAACAGCCAAACTAACAAAGAAGCTCGAAAGAGATCTACAAAAGTCTTCTGGCGCCGATCTAGATCCAGAAATTATAAAGTATGCAAAAAGAGAAGTTCCTTGGAGATATGACTTTCTTAACCCTCTTACGGTAGAGGTAATAGGTGGCGATTTAGCTGTGTTTGCTGGAAGTCCTGAGTTTGGCCTAAATATTTCTACCAAGATTAAAAATCTTATCCAAAAGAGCAAGGGAGAGTATTCAGCTATTATTGATAAGCTACCGGCAGATTTGGTAGCCGCCGTAAAAAAAGGCGAGAGCATAATCCCGCTAGACCCAGAAAAAACCTTTGCGTATTACTACAAGAAGGATGACTGGCAGATGTGGTCTAACCCGATGATCTTGTCGGTACTAGATGACATCATGATGCTTGAAAAAATGAAGCTTGCGGATATGTCTGCTCTGGATGGGGCAATCTCTAATATTCGCCTGTGGAAACTTGGAGATCTAGACAACAAGATCCTACCCACCAAGACATCTATCAATAAGCTAAGAAATATCCTAGCTAGCAATGTTGGTGGTGGTACTATGGATTTGGTCTGGGGTCCAGAGTTGGACTTTAAAGAGTCTGCCACAGAGGTACATAAATTTTTAGGCGCCGAAAAATATCAACCAGTGTTGAA